TTTAACACTCGATTATAAAAAAAGTTAAACACCAACTCTTTTGTATTAGAGTATAAAGAAATATCAGTTAAACCAATCTGAGTAAATTGGTCTATGGTGGGTTTGTTGGTACACTACCGAATTTGGAATCCAACTAAGCTGTGAATGACTCTTTGAAGAAAATAGACTGGACGTGGGTTCGAATCCCACCAGCTCCACAAAAATTAATGTGGTTTTACATAATTAATAGATATTTATAAAAGAACAAGGAAAAGAAGTAACTATGAAAAAAATAAATATAATATTTTTAGGAGTAGCTATTGTGTTGGTAACTTACGCCAATGGTATAGTATCAACAAAATTCTTGAGTGATAAGAATATTCAACTGCAATCCCTGATAGATGAAAATAAAAGACTGTCAGGAAAGTTGAATGAGTATGAAACAGAAGGAATGGATGTGACTGTAACTATGTATCAACCAGTCGAACGTCAAACTGATTCTACACCGAACATTCTCGCGGATGGTACGCGTATAAAAGTTGGAGAAGCTTCTAACTACAAATTCATAGCGGTGAGTAGAAATCTTTTAAAACGTTGGGGCGGTTGGTTAGATTACGGTGACTTCATTCTATTAAAAGGAACTGATGGTAAGGATGGTGTATATCAAGTTAGAGATACAATGAATAAAAGATACGTTAATCGTATTGATATTCTTGAATCTATTGATGTTAAACCATATAAGTTTGAAAGGGCTTCAATCGTAAAAACCGATTTAATTGTTAATTCTGGAACATAAAAAAATAAAGCTTGACTTTAGTGAAAAAATTTCGTATATTCTATATATGGAAAGGTTATAATATTGAACTTAACAAATAAATTTTTCGATATCCCTGAATTTAATTTTGAGGGTGAACGAAAAAAGTTTATAGAAAATCTTGACCTCTTAAAATCAATGGGTGTGCAAGAACAAACACTATATAAAAAATGGCAAGAACTTAATAAAGACTTGTATAAGATTAGTCAACAAGCTTCAAGGTTTGAACCATTATATAATCAGTTGTGGAAACCAACAGATATACAAGATAAGGAACTAACCATATCTGAAATTGAAAACATAGAACCGTATGTAGAAATAACAGATTCTGCTAGTAGTTGGGCTTTGTTAAGAACAATGATTTCATCTATGGAATTTTCTTCTAATCCTGGCAGAAATATTAGATTTTATGTTAAGGATAGAGTTAGTGATAAATATCTTGGTGTCATATCAATAGCTTCAGATGTAACTTCTATTAAAGTTCGTGACGATTATATTGGTTGGACAAAGGATAATAAATTTGTTGACCACAAATTAAATAATACTTGTATTGGAACTTCAATTGTTCCGACACAACCTTTAGGTTTTAATTTTTTAGGTGGTAAGTTAATATCAGCACTTGTAACTTCATCTCTACTAAGAGACACTTGGTATAAAAATTATAATGATATATTAATTGGTGTAACCACCACCTCTCTTTATGGGGTTCACTCACAATATAATGGTATTCCTCATTGGAAGACACTTGGTGAATCAGCTGGTAAAATATCAATTAAGCCAGATGATACAGCTTACTTTGTATGGGCTAAGTGGTTAAAAGAAAATCATTATGAAGAATATAAAAAAGCACAAGATGCGACAGGCCCAAAACAAAACACAATCAATCGTATATTTAGACATTTAAAAATAAAGCCTAAAACTTATGAACACGGATTTAAACGTGGTGTATTTTTTGCTAATATGTACGACAATGGTTTAGAATATTTAAGAAATGAAATTGATGAAAAAGATTTAGTGATGAAACCAAAGTTTGTTAATGATGTAGATTACATTATGAATTGGTGGAAACCTAAAGCAATAAGAAGATACACAAAATTATATGATAATAATAATATTAAACCCGAAGCTCTTTTCTATGGTGATATAGTAGGGATGAGTTGGGAAGAAACAAAAGAAAAATATTTAGGAGATGTAGGTAGATGAAAGAACTAACAGCTGAACAAATACAAGAAAATTGGCAAAAACTTCGTAACTTGATTACGAATACATTTGAGGGTGACAGATTAGAAAAACTCAATAAGATGTATGATTACTTTGAAGATAGGATGTGTATGGCACCAGCAAGTGGTACTGAATATTTTCATTACGCACACGTTGGTGGTTATGTAGAACACGTACTTCACGTTGTTGATTGTGCATTGAAGATTACAAACCTATGGCAATCAGAAGGAGCTACAATAGACTTCACTACAGAAGAAGTTATCTTCGCAGCTCTTCATCACGACTTAGGTAAAGTTGGTGATATGGATAAAGATTACTATGTTCCACAAGAATCAGAGTGGCATAGAAAGAATCAAGGTTCAATCTTTACACATAATAGTGAACTACAATATATGACGGTTACAGATAGAGCAGTATTCTTACTGAATCAGTTTCAGATTCCTATGACAGAGAACGAGTATATTGGATTACGACTTGCTGATGGTTTGTATGAAGAGGCTAACAAAAAATATTACATTAATTATGGTAAGGGTAATAGTCTAAAATCTAATATAGCTTACATACTACATCAAGCTGATAGTATGGCAACCCACATAGAATATGATGAGTGGGAAAATAGTCAAAAACAAGAAGAGATTAAAGTTCAAGGTAACGTAGAAAATATTAAAAAGGCCGTTACTATGAAGGAAACTTCTGAAGAACTTTCTAAAAAATCTAAAGACCTTTTTGATGAATTGTTTGGAGATAAATAATGATACTAGAAATTATATTAGGAGTATTTGTTATTCTTGAAGGTTATGTTATATGGAACTTATTTAGAAAAACTGAGTTTTTAGAAATGTGGGTAGAACGTTTTACCCAAGACATACAAATAGTACAAGACGAATTAAAAAAAATAGATTCAACAGGTCACTTTGAAGCTGATGATGAGGTTGGAACAGTATTTAAACTCATAAAAAATACAGTACAAGAATTAAAAACATTAAAAGGAGAACCAGTAAATGCCAAGTAAAGTTGAAGTAAAGAAAGTGTTTGAAAAACCAGTTAAAACGGTTATTAAGAAAAAGCGTAAAAAGAAAAGTAAAATTTATTTTGGAACACCAGTTCAAGAAGCTATTATTAGATACAATGAGAGTTCTAACCCAGTAATTAAAAATAGAATTTATCAAGAACACATTCATGCCGCATTTGAAAAGATGGCAGAAAACTTAATTCATACTTTTAAGTTTTATTATTTTGACTATCCATTCGAAGAAGTGAAAGCAGAAGTTGTTTCTTTTTTAGTAATGCAAATGCCTAAATATCAAGCCGATAAGGGTAGAGCATTTTCTTATTTTTCTGTGGTTGGTAAAAACTATTTGATTTTAAATAATAATAATAATTATAAGAAGATGAAGATTCACGACCAAATAGATAGATTGGATTATAAAAGAAATGTTCATTCTGAAACTGTTGATGAAGCAGTTGGTGAGTTTAACTCAGAGTTTGTAATTCAAATGTTAGAGTATTGGGATAACAATATAACAAATATATTTAGTAGACAAAAAGATATATTAGTTGCAGATTCTGTTTTAGAAATATTTAGAAGACGTACAAATATAGAAAATTTTAATAAGAAAGCTTTGTATATTATGATTCGTGAAATGACAGGTAGTAATACACAACATATTACACGAGTTGTAAATCAAATGAAAAAGTATTATTTTAATATGCTAGAGGAGTTTTCAGCTAGCGGACAAATAGATACATCAAATACAGGAAGTATATTTTAAAGGAGATTAAAATGCCAAGAAAGACGACAAAAAAGAAAATAAATAAAAATAATTATAGAGACGACACTAGTTACACTACAATTAATAAACAGGCTAAAAGAAGATATAGACGAAAAAAAACAACAGAGAATAATAAATTTCTTGAAGCTGTTATGAGGGGTGCTAAGAAAATCTTTTCACCACCCAAATAAACTTATGTCGTTACTGACATGAAGTATGGGGCTGTAGCTCAGTTTGGGAGAGCGCCGCACTTGCACTGCGGAGGTCGCAGGTTCGATTCCTGTCAGCTCCACAATGACCGATTCGTCTAGTGGTTAGGACTCCAGGTTTTCATCCTGGCAACAGGAGTTCGATTCTCCTATCGGTTACAATAGGTTATAACCGAATGTAGTCAAGTTGCCGATGTAGCTGAGTGGTTTAGCACAGTCTTTGTAAGTCTGCGACGGGGGTTCGATTCCCTCCATCGGCTCTTATATAAACAAAAAAAGGGAAGCGTTTAAACTTCCCTTTTTCTTTGCCCTACATTGATTGTAGGAATGTAGAGCTATTTCGTCCTACTTGCGAAATAAACCCACCAACACCAATAAGGCGACAAGCCCAGCGAAACCCGACTCGCCGAACCCATTAATGATGGATGTGAGGTTACCTATAACATTAACGCCAAAGATACCACTTCCGAATGTTACTTCTGATACAGCACCGATAGCGACAAGAGATAGCATTAGATGAGCTATGTCATCTACCCATCCCTTGACTGTTGTTACGATTTCCTTCATTTGGTTTTCTCCCGTTAGTTAAGAAAAAAAGGATTACTCAGTAATTTTACAGAACCGAGTAACCCTCAATAATAACTATATTGTTAAGAAATAATAAATCTCAATATATATTTATATACGAAGGTTTTTTGGTTATTATATATTTATTATTAGATAAAAACATTTAGGTAAACTATGGCTATAGATTATGAAATCTTTGATGGTAAATCACTATCATCATTATTTAAAGACATCTACGACAATACAGAATTTAATAGAAAACAACTTGAGGTACTAACAAAAGAACTTGTTCAGTTTATTAAAGACGGTGATACTGCAGTTCAGATAGTACCTATGATTAAAGAGTATTTAGAGATAAATGTAAAGAACGATGACCAACTCGTTAAGATGGCTGGTATCGTACAACGACTTATTTCTGCTGAAGGTAAAGCTGGTTCAGAAGATGAATATGGATTATCAGATGAAGAAAAGACACAACTACTTTCAGGATTAGAAGACAGTATAAAAGATATACAAGTAGAATCAGACAAGATACACAATAAAATAGAATCAGTAAATAAGGTAGATTAAATGTTCAGAGTAAAGAGGCTTTTCAAAATACCAGATATTAGTTTTGGTAGATTACCAACACCATCTCAAATCAGCTCTTATATAAAACAATGTATTGACGCATCACAATATGATTTTCACGAAACTGAATCATTCGAAGTGACAGGTATTATTACTGATGACCCCTTAAACAGAGGTAGTGTCACAGGAACTTATCTCAACGACCCAAGTCAACCTGCAGTTATTTTAAGGCCAGTACAAACGGCTGTATTGACAGTTCCAGTAGTTGGTGAACACGTGATTGCTACAGAATATAATGGACAACATTTCTATACAGCAATTTTAAATCGTAAAGGCAAACCTAATGAAAATTCTATGCCTGGTATAAGTGGTACTTACGATTCAAAAACAACATATTCTGCAGATGGAACTTTTAAAAGTAAAGATGTAAGACCAATACAAATTTCAGAGGGATGCACTTTATTTGAAGGTAGAATGGGTCAATCAATTCACTTTGATAGAAACAAAAAAAATAATTCACCAAATATAAAATTAAGAGCTAATGATGGAGATACTTCAGAGATGAAATCTGAAAATATAGATACGGATGATAGTTCCATTTATCTTACAACAAATGGAATTGAATTTAAACAAACGACTTTTAATGGTAAGGAAATAAAGGGTGCAAATGTGTTAATAAAAAGTGATGACATATTTATTACTGGAAGAAATAATATATTTTTAGAAGCAGATGAGATTAGTATTAACGCTAAAAAAGGTCAAACAATTAAAATGGGTGACCCAAGAGCCCCAATGATACCAACCATAAGAGGTGATGTGTTATTAAAATTTCAATCGGATATATTAACTCTTATGAGTGATATACTAGGAGCTTTATCTGGAAGTCCAGCTAATATTGCAAAAGCAGCTTTAAAACTACCACCTAAACTTAAAAGGTTATTTGAAGTGGTTACAAAACAAACGTTTTTGAATAAACAAGTGGTAACGGCTAATCCAGATTTTAAACTTCCTGAAGTACCTAAGATACCAAAAATACCAGAAGTACCTAAAATTCCAAATATACCAAATGCTTCTGATATTACGAAATTAGGAATAGACGAGGGATTAAAAAAATTAAAAAAATAATAAGGAGTTATTATGACCAAAAAAGAACTTGTAAAAATAATACAAGAAGCTGTCCGTAGGGAAGTTAAAAAAGAAGTTAAAAAGATATTTATAAAAGAGAATGCATCATCAGATGATTCCCCTAAATTAGAAAATATCGTGACTGAAATTCAAAAACCAAAAACAAAAAAAGAAGTAAAATATACTAAAGATGATGTTTTGAATAAAGTTTTAAATGAAACTGCAGGTGGTATACAAGGTGAAAAGTCAGAATATCCTACAATGGGTGGTGGAACATTTGATACAAATAAAATTACTGAACTTATGGGATATGGTAAACCTGAAGAAGTTAAAAGAGATATGGTGGCTGTAGATTCATTTAAAAAAGCTGGTGTAAGTTTAGAACAAGTTCCTGAACACGTGACAAATGCACTAACAAGAGATTATAGTGCTTTAATGAAACACGATAAAATGAAGGGTAAATAATGGCAAGTGCTAGAGAAAATGATTTGAATCCAAATGTAACAATTGGTTTATCTTTTCCACTTAGAGGGGATGCGTTCAATGACTTTGCTATGACAAAAAATTCTTTAGAACAAGCTCAACACAATCTAAAGAATTTATTATTAACTCACGTAGGTGAAAGAGTAAATCAACCACAATTTGGTAGTACATTAAGAGCTCTTTGTTTTGAACAACAAGATGATGAATTACCAGTTAATATTAAAGCAGAAGTAATTAGAGCTGTGAGTGTTTGGTTACCTTATATTAATATACAAGAAGTTACTACCTTAACTGAAGAGGGTGATAAGGGTGAAATATTTGTACAAATAGAATATTCTACTACATTAAATGCTTCAACACAACAACAAATAACATTGGACGCTGGTGGGTCAGGTGCACAAGGAAACTATTAGTAGGGATTTATAATGGCACGTACAAGTACAAAAAAGAATATGGTAAAACAAGTTAATTATCTTAACAAAGACTTTAGTGACTTTAGAGATAATCTTATAGAGTTTGCTAAAATATATTTTCCAAACACATATAATGATTTTAACGAAGCTTCACCTGGTATGATGTTTATTGAAATGGCATCTTACGTTGGTGATGTTCTTTCATATTATGTTGATTCACAATTTAGAGAATCACTTCTTGCTTACGCGGAAGAAAAAAGAAACGTATATAATATAGCACAATCATTTGGATATAAACCAAGAGTAACTTCACCATCTAATGTAGTTTTAGATGTATTCCAAACCATTCCAGCTTTAAATGGAAACCCAGATTACAGATACGCACTTACAGTAAAAGCTGGAGTTACTGTAAAAGCATCATCAACAGGTACAACGTTTAGAACACTAGAAGATGTAAATTTTAAATTTGATACACCATCAAGTCCACGTGTATCTACAATATTTGAAAGTGATAGTGGAACACCAACAAAATACTTATTAAAAAAACAAGTTAAAGCTGAGAGTGGTGATATTTCAACAGAGTTCTTTTCATTTGGGTCATCTGAAAAGTATTCTCAAATAAAATTAGGTAATGACGATGTTATAGAAATTATATCGTGTACTGATAGTGATGGTAATAATTGGTCTGAAGTAGACTCATTAGCAAGAGATACAATTTTTGATGAGGTAGAAAATAACTCTACAAATGATCCTACATCAGTTATTAATAGAGATACAGCACCTTATATTTTAAAATTGAAAAAAACTTCTCGTAGGTTCACAACATATATAAATGATAATGATGAAACCACATTGAGGTTTGGAGCTGGTATATCAAATAATCCTGATGAAGATATTATACCAAATCCAGATTCAGTTGGTTCTAATTTACCAGGTAGTCCAACTTATTTAAATAAAGCCTTTGACCCAAGTAATTTTTTAGACACAAGAACTTTTGGATTAGCACCATCTAATACAACACTTACAATTAAATATTCACACGGTGGTGGTATTGATGATAATGTTAATAGTGGTGAAATTAATGAGTTATCTTCAATAACATTTGAAATACAAGATGCTTTATTAACTGCTGGAGTAGTTCAAGAATCAAAAAATTCTGTAGGTTTTTCAAATCCAAATCCTGCAACTGGTGGTGCTGGTGGTCAGAGTGTTAGGGAAGTACGAGAAAATGCATTGGCTTATTTTCAATCACAACAGAGGTCAGTAACTAAAGAAGATTATATTGTTAGAGCATATGCTCTTCCAGCAAAGTTTGGTAACATTGCAAAAGTTCATTTAGTACAAGATGACCAATTAAGTAAGTCATTTGAATTGGATGATTTAAATAGAAAAGTTAATGAAGATGATATTGGTAAATCACTAAGAGCATTACAAGTATCAAGGATACCAAATCCATTAGCAATGAATATGTATTCACTTGGTTATGATTCAATTGGAAATTTAACACAATTATCACCAACTGTTAAAGAAAATTTAAAAACATACCTTTCTCAATTTAGACTTGTTACTGATGCAGTAAATATAAAAGACGCTTACATTATTGATGTAGCAGTGGACTTTGCAATATTAACTAAAGTTGGATTTAATAAAAATGATGTTCTACTTAGATGTGTAAGTGTAGTTCAAGATTACTTTGATATAAAAAACTGGCAAATTGGTCAACCAATAATTCTGTCTGATATAATATATGAATTGTCTTTAGTTGATGGTGTATCTTCAGTTGTTCCACCAACAGAAAATAATCCAGAAAAATTACCAATTGTAGTTACAAACAAATACAAACCATCAGAAGGGTATTCAGGAAATGTTTTTGATATCAAATCTGCAACGATTAATGGCGTAATATATACAGCATTAGACCCAAGTATATTTGAAGTAAAATACCCTAATACAGACATCAAAGGTAAAGTTGTTGGTGATAACTTAGGGCCAGGAGAATAATAAATGCATTATTTTACATTTGCAGACAAAGACACAACATTATATGAAGCTAGTTCAAGTTTAAACGCTGGTTTGGATGAAGTTTTAGAAATTCAAAAAAACGTTCCAGCTTCTGGTACGAACATATCTGTCTCAAGAATTTTAATTCAATTTGATTTAAACTATATATCAGGTTCAATTTCAAGTGGTTTGATTCCTGCAGTAGGCCCAAATCCAGCTTCAAGTTCATTTTTCTTAAATCTTTTTGATGCTAATCCAAGTGCGTTAGCTACATCTCAAAGTATATATGCATATCCAGTTAGTGGAGGTGCTTGGATTGAAGGTGATGGTCGTTCTTATGATAATCCTACAACAACTGAGGGTGCGAGTTGGAATTTTAGAGATGGTGCTACTGTAAGCACTCTTTGGAGACCACCAATATCAGCTTCAGGTGGTCTTTGGTATGAAGGCCCTGGATTTGAAGCTTCTATGTCTTTTAATAAAAAAACTAAAGATGTTAGAATGAATGTTACTGATATTGTAGATAAATTTATTAAAGGAACAGTACCCAACAATGGATTTATAGTAAAAAGAAGTGGTAGTGTTGGTAATACATCTTCGTCTTTAGATGAAGGTAGCACAGATCGTTTTGGTAATTTGAAATTCTTCTCAAGTGATACTCATACAAAATATCCACCAACATTAGAAGCAGTTTGGGATGATTCAAAATGGATAACTGGTTCCTTATCACCATTAGTTTCAACTGAATTAGAAGATTTAGTTGTTTATATGAAAGGGTTAAGACCTGTATACAAGGAAAATTCTAAAGCTAAATTTAGACTTGTTGGCAGAACAAGGTTTCCAGAAAAGACTTTTTCAACAACACCAAGTAATTTAACAGTAAAGTATTTACCAAGTGGAAGCACATCAGGTGATGGAGCTTTTTATTCCATAGTTGATGCAGAAACAGATGATGTAGTTGTACCATTTGGAAGTGGTTCTAAAGTAAGTTGTGATTCAACAGGAAATTATTTTAATGTTTGGATGAATGGTTATCAACCAGAAAGATACTATACACTTCAATATAAAATTGTAAGTGGTAGTGGAACTGCAGATGAAACCAACACTTTCATTGATGAGGGATTTACATTTAAGGTTTCGTTATAATGCCTTACACAAAAAGTGAAATAGAAAAATTAGATTTTTATACTGAGTTTAGAGATGGTTTAAGAAACGAATATTTAAACAGGATGTCTGCTTCTGCTGAAAATAACTTTAGAGATGAAAATAACGTCTTATATTCGTATGAAGATATATTTACCACACTTGGTAGTGAAACAATAAGAGTGAGTACAGATGGTATCTATAAAAATTATGTATCTCAAGAAGAAATAGATAACTCAAAATCTGTTAACAGCCTTTCGTACCCAGTATATAACCTTATTTTACCTGATGATAAACCAATAGACCAAAGTAACTTAACAAGTAAACTTATTGATAGAAATATTTCAGAATTAGCTCAGGATACAGTTGGTGGTGCTTTACCAAAAAATATAATAAATGGTAATGTTGTAACAAATGAAGACCCATTAAGTCAGGATAGATGGTTGATAGAGGATGGTCAAAAAAGAGAATTTAGAAACGTAGGAGAGTTTTATGGTTTAGGTAAAACTTTTTCTCAACTTATAAGTTTAAGTGAAGCTGATCTAACTTCAATACCAGACGGGGAGCCAATAGAATAATGGAAATAAGATTAAGACAAGACGATATAGATTTATTAGATAGTGGTAAAAAAATAGCATTAAATGATACCGCGTATGGATATGTTGGTGGTGATTTTTCTACCAATTCAAATGATTATGTTGAGGTTTTAATATATGATACTAATAATAATTTTTTAGAAAGTTCAGTAGTTGATACCGATGATTATGATTTTATAGATGGTACAATAAAATTAAACACCGGAACTATTCTACGAAAAATAGGATATGACAGAGGAAGATATGTAGTCAAATATAATTTTTTAAGAAAATTAGCTGGTTCAGACGAAACAGTATTGGTAGATGAAAATGGTGATACATATACAGATTTTCACAGAATGGATGGTGGAAGATTAATGTCAGGTACAGAACACTCTGATACTGCAGTTAATTTATTTGTTAAAGAGAATAAATATTTTGTTGAAGAAATATCACCATCAAGAACCGAAGTACGAGTAGTACCACAAAACATATCAGATAGTAGATATCTTAATGATTTCTTTAAAATTCAAACGAGTAGAGAAAGAATAAGTATTCCAAGTGGTGTAAAATTTAAAGTTGATGCACAAGGTAGTAGTTTAGCTGCCGACTCTTTAACATTAGAATTTGACAAAAGGGTGAAAATACCAAGTCAAGCCATTGGAGGAACTGTAGTATTAGATGGTGCTTTTATAGAATCAGTAGTAGACTCAACACCACCAGACCCAACTGCAGCTCGTGCAGAAGAAGTGGAGTCATCTAATGTTTTACCACGTTTTATAATATCAAATGATAGTAGTGGTCGATATGCTTTTGGTGATAGGAATTTTGATTATGCATATAAATATTTTAAAGATTTATCAGATAGTAGTACTCCTCCAGAATCAGATGACCTTGATTATCTTGATGAAAGTTTAGGCTTAGACGGTATAAAGTGGCTCGGTGAGAAAACATTTGACCTTCCAAAATACAATTATATTACTGATCAACCAGTATCAGTAACTTTAACAAGTATATCTGCTAAACCACAACAGACAACTTTTACCTACACTTGGGAAATATCAGGATATGATAGAGATGGTGATGATAAATATGACAGAGTTACTACAAATGATGTAACTATAGATGGTGCAAGTGATTTAAAAATATCAGGTACAGATTTAAAAGAAATTACAATCAATTTAGATTCAAGAGACTGTAGATATGGTGTTAAATTAACAATAACAAAACCTTCGGATAATGTAGATGAATCAATCTACATACCGTGTGCTATCATACAGTAATAATTATGCTTAAAAATATAAAAATAATATCAGGAATAAGTTCAGCAGATAGAAGTATTCAGATATCTAATCAATTTGAAATAGAATTAACTGATGAAGCAAAGAATATAATAGGTTATACTACAACTGGAGCAAATCAAAACTCCTTTACTTGGAATATACAAAAACCTGATGGGAGTGATGAAATAGTTGCTTCAGATGAAAATATATTAAGAACAAGTATATCAAATTGGGATACTAGAGTAGGTATATATAAATTTTATGTAAAAAGAGTTTTAGGTAATGAAGAAGACCCCGCTGTAGCAGAAAAGCAAATACCTGCTGAAATTAATGTAACAGGATTATCAGATGTTTTAAATGAAAATATTATTGAAACACTAGCACCCTTTGTTTCGAAAATTGAAAATATTGTTGATGGCCATAAACTCGCTTTAACAAGAAGTTGGAATCAATTTAAAACCTTAGCAAATTTTACCAATGGTGAAAAGAAGAGACCAGATAGTGTATTTAGTAACGCAACACTTACATTTAAATCAAATGATATTTTAGATTTAAATACTTTTTTAAATTTTGGTGATGATAATAAAATATTAATTACTAATGTTAAAAGTGATAGAGAAATTTTTAATACATCACCATACTCTGCAGTATTTAAATTGTATGAACCTTTACCCGATGACATAGAAGAAAAAAGTCAGTTGTTTGTTGTTCGTGAAATACTACCACAACTTACAGAAACCGTTGAATTAGTTCCATACGCTCAAGAAGATGAGGGTGTATTAGTTTTAAAAACTCCAGAATCAGCTAACGTTGATTCACCGATAACGAATCGTCCAACAGAATTAAAAAGTTTTAATGATTTAGTAACAACAAATAAAGATTTAAAAAATCAAATATTAGATAAATATTTAACTGGTAGTCAACAACCAGTTGAGTTAAATGCGGACTATTCTAATTATGAAAATTATGTAAATTTTAGTTCTGCAGAAAAAAGATTATCAAATTTTAAATACAAATTAGAATTAATAGAAAGTTATACTGCACAAAGTTCATCTAAGGCAGCAATCACTGGTGGTTCAGCTGAAGCTATAGACTTTGAAAATAAAATAAGAAATTTAAAATCTAATTTTGATGGGTATGACTCTTATCTTTACAATGTTAGTTCTTCATATGTTTCAAGTTCTATTGGAGTTTTCTACGATGCATCAGTTCCAAAAACTGGTAGTGGAACATTTGCAGACCCATTTGTTCCTGTAAGTTCTTCTAATGCTTTATTTACAAATTGGTACGGTGCTGTAAATACTAAGTTAGGACAAATTTATTCCGCATCACTTTATGATACTGATAATCCAAATAGATTAGTAAATTTATTACCTCAACACGTTAGGGAAGATATTGGTAATGAACAATTTTTAGAATTTATGGATATGATAGGACAACAATTTGATGAACTTTGGTTATACACTAAAAATATATCTGAAATAACAGATAGACAAAGTGATTTGAGTAAAGGGTTTTCAAAAGATTTAGTTTTTAATTTAGCAAAATCTTTAGGTTGGGATACACAAGATGGAAAAGATTTATTAGATTTAAGTAGATTTGGATTTGGTCAAAAAGTTGAAACAGTAAGTGGTAGTAATAGTTATTCTTTATATACTTCAGGTTCATTAAGTTCACCACCTGAGGGAGACATTTCAAAAGAAATAACAAAAAGATTAATTTCAAGTATGCCTTACATTCTTAAATCAAAAGGTACAATTGGTTCTTTAAAAGCTATTATGAATTGTTATGGTATACCATCAAGTATATTACGAGTTCGTGAGTATGGTGGAATACAAAAAGATAATCACAAAGCACAATTTGAGATAGCTAGAAAGTTCACAAGAGCTTTAGGGTTTAGAGCGGGTCAATACATAACAACAACTTGGGCAGATGACACTAACAGTAGTAGAAAACCTGAAACAGTTGAATTTAGATTTAGGTCTTTATCAGGTTCTAATCAAGTATTAGTTCAAAAAGATGATAAGTGGGCAATTAGATTAAAAGATAATGGTTCAACAGATAATAATGGTACAGTTTCATTTATGTTATCTGGCTCTTCTGGATACAAAGAAATAAGTTCTTCATTAATGCCTGTTTTTGATGGTGAATATCATTCTGTTATGTTGAGAAAATCAAAAATTGAGACTGAGTTATTTCCATTTCCATCTTTTGAGGTTGGTTCTAATGCAGGATTATTTAATCCACCATTTATAACTGGTAGTAATAGTGCAGAGTTTGGTAGAATTGAAATTGTTAGTAGTTCAAATGTAGCTAGAACAGGTACAAAAAGTTTAAAACATTCTAACACATCTACTGATAATACATCTTATACATATTTTCATAGAAATCCAGACCCAACTATTTATCCAGGAAATAATGCTAGTTTGGCTACTGTTGCCGTTGGTGAGACATATTTGTTTAGTGTGTATGCAAAAGCATCAGGTAGTGAAGTTGATTCAGTATCTAGTATAAATTTATTTGAGTTAGATTCTAATGAAGAAGTTGTTAATTGGACAGAAGAATTTGATTATAATACAATTGATGGTGGTATAAAATCATCTCAAGCAGTTGGATTAAACGAAACTGAGTGGAAACAAATACAAGTAAAGAAAACTATTAAATTTAGAAATACTGTAAAACTAGGTATTCGTTTTGAAAATAATAAACCAAGTAGTTCTATTTTATTTGACGATGTATCCCTAAGAAAAATTTCATCCAACACAGATGCGATTGCTGATGATTTTAGTTATGATTTATTTGTAAAAAAATATGATGCAGGATTAGATAGAATTAAATTATCTTCAAAATCAAATTTAATAATTTCAAGCTCTACTGCAGCATCACATTCATACAACGCGTCTTGGACTGGTAGTGGTGACTTATTCATTGGTGGTAATAATACAACACCATTTGGAGCAAATAAATTCTCTGGTTCAATGATGGAATTTAGATTGTGGACTGAACCATTAGATGAAGATAAATTTGATATTCACGTATCCACACCAAAATCATATATTGGAAATAGTGTTTCATCTTCTTATACCAATTTAGTTAGAAGATTTAGTTTTGATGACAATACAACTTTAGCAAGTAGTGCATCTATAAGAGACACAAGTGCTAATCAAACTTATACACAAAGTGGTAGTGCAAATCACTTTGGTGGAGCCAATACATTTGAATCCGTTGTAGATAAAACAAAAACTATTATACCTAATCACGGCCCTAATCGTAGAATGGCTACAAAGATTAGAATTGAAAATAATTTTTTAAGTGGTAGTGGTGCTTCGTTATCAGTAGATAAAAGAGCTGATTTTAGTTCTAATGATTTTGCACCTTTAGACTCACCAAAATTAGGAATATACTTTTCACCAACTGATGTTATTAATGAGGACATTGTATCATCATTTGCAAATCTTGATTTTAATCAGTTCATTGGTGACCCAAGAGATAATTTTGATGAAATGTATAGTACGTTAAGAGATGTATCTGATTCTTACTTTAAAAAATATACAGGCAATAATAACTTTTTTGATTACATTCGATTAATAAAATATTACGATCAAAATATATTTAAACAATTAAAAAAAGTGATACCAGCTAGAGCAAAGTCTAATATGGGAACTTTAATTGAAGGTAATATTTTTGAGAGACCTAAATCACCTGTACAAAGAAATAATCCAGTTAAAACTGAACCTTTCTATGAAAAAACAATTAACTTGTCAATACAAGAACCTGAAAACGAGGCTAGTCGTTCAGTTGTAATAGTTGGTACGGAATTTCCTAATTTTACAGGAGATATAAGTAATAGCACTGATGTGTTTAGAACTCCATCCTTATATAGATTTGCAGCTAATGACAATTTTAGTGATAGAAATCTTTACATAGAAGCTACAGCATCATTTGGTGGGCCTAATAAAGTATTTACTGAAGCTACAAGTTCATTTATAGAAAATAAAAAGATACCAACAAATAAAAATCAAATATATAATTTTTTCTATACAAGTTCTGCTGAATATGAAAAAAGTAATAGAAAAACAACAAGTGCTGGTAATAGATTATATACAGATACAGATGAAAATGGATATTTACACTTTTTCACCTCTAAGTCTTTAGCACACACAGATATAGACCCAGGATATACAGACATAACTGCATTCAATAATAGTTTTTATGAAGGTGTTAAAAATACAATTGATACAACACTAGATGGTAAATTACCAATAATTACAACCAGAAGTTCACCAACAGTAGCTGTTCCAGTAGATGGTGTCATTGGTGATATCAATGTGGTAGACGATACATAAAAAAATATATTAAAAACTTATATTATAGATATTTATATTTAGATAAGTTATAATACAATCAAAATCTTTGGAGATAAAATATGGGATTTTTAGATAATTCGACAGTAACGGTAGATGCTATACTAACCCGTAGAGGTAGACAAATACTTTCACAGGGTGGCAATTTTGCAATTACCAAATTTGCACTTAGTGATGAAGAAGTAGATTATACTCTATATGACGTTACTCACCCAAATGGAACTGATTCATATGGATCGGTAATAGAAAATATGAACTTACTTGAAGCAGTTCCAAATAGAGCTGGTTTCAATAGTTTTCTTGTAAATTCTTCATTAGCTGGTGCTAAACTACAAATAGATAGTTTAACATATTCTAATGTTATAAAGGATACACCAATTTCAATTGCACCTGCAACTGTTGGTGGGCCTGAAGAAACATATACATTTTCTATTTCTAATTTAAATATTATAAGATTTGATGGTTCACCAGCACAAAAATCAAAAATTGGTAAAGAGTGTAAGATAAATGCTCAATCCATATCACAGATTGGAACTGCTACTGTAAGAATTGTTGGTAATCAAACAGGACTTGCAAATGTTATTTCAATACAAGTAGCTGCAGACGCAGGTAGTACAACTTCACCAGACGCACCTGAGGATACTACTGGAAGTGATGATAGTAGCGGTGGAAGTTTAGGCCCTACTGGTGGCAGTAGCTCTGGTGGCAGTAGCTCTGGTGGCAGTAGCTCTGGTGGTGGTGGCGGATACTCTCGGGCCGGGTCTTGATTAGGTTTAATTTTAAAGGAATAAAATAAAATGGCATTATATAAAGAATTTACAAACGATGATGTGATATCAGATGTAGCAGTTGTTACATCAGGTGTTTTCCAAGATGGTGCATCAAAGATAACTACATTTTTTAATAACACCACACAAAGTGGCAGTACTGGAGATTATAGTCTTGACGTATACAGATATAACCCAACTGGAAACGCATCAGCATCAGTTCAGTTTGGAGTAGCATATGGTCACTATGCGGGTAGTGGTTCTTTAGGTGGAGTCGGTGTGGCAGGTGAAAGACCAGCAGCAGCGGTGTATGGACAATTTAACAATCTCATTAACCCACCACAAACAGATAAATTTAAATTTGGTACTTTTACTGCTGATGATATTTTTGTTCTATCTCTTAATAGAGCTAGAATTAGAGAATCTTTAGAACCAGGTGGTTGGGAATTACATTTATCTGCAAGTGCAGGAACTGATAACGTGGTTAAATTAATTGATGATTCATCCACAAATAAAGGTGGAAATACAACAAGGAGAAATTTTGCTCCTGAATATAATGTTGTTAGTGGTAGTTTAGTAGGTGGAACTACAATAAAAGATACTGCAACCGTTGATGCTCTTAGTGGTTCTTATGGAACATTCTATCCAACAGTTGGTGTTATTGTGTTAAATTCAAATAGACTTGAATCACCAGGTGAATTGGGTTTATCTATATCAACCGCTTCAAATACTCTTGGTGGAAATGCACGTAAGTTCTTCAACGCAGTAAAACTTGGTAAATATTTCCAAGCTAAACGACAAGAACAAATAACGTCTCGTCATTACTTTGTAAGAGCAACTGCTAATGATTTTAACGCTACAACAAATGAAACTTTTTATACAGAGTCAATTGCAGGTGTTAAAAGAATTATATCTGGATTACAAGCAGACCCAAAGACTTTTATAACTTCTGTTGGTATGTATAATAGTGATAATGAGTTATTAGCTATAGCAAAATTAAGTAAACCGATTATAAAATCAAAATCGAGAGAAGCTCTTATAAAAGTCAAACTTGATTTCTAAAAGGAGTTAACATATGTCATTCAAGAAAAATCTTGAACCAAGCGATATATCATTATCATCCTTTCAAGTACATAAAAAGTTTTCTTTTACTGATACTGATAGTGGAAGTGGAGTTTTTTCCGTACCAATAATAAAAGGTTCTGATAGTAATCTCTACGATTTCTCTACATCTACTGCATCAACCAAAACAATATCAGGAAGTGTTTTTTATAAAGTACCAAATTATCATATGATAAATACTTTATATTATAAAGATGTTCGTAATATGAGAGGTTATATTGATTACATCAGAGGTGTTCCAACATCTTCTAATGCAATAAATGAATATATTTCAATTAATCATTTACAAACACCTTCATCTTCAGTAAAATTAAGAAGACCATATACTCGACAACTACACAGCACTGCTACTGTAATATCACTACCTCAAAAATTTTATGGTGAATACATAAAACCCGGTTCTTTTGAAATGATTGATGAGAGTTTGGCTACAACTTTTGTGTTGAGAGATGATGGTAGAGGAAACATATATGATACTGCATTCTCTTCAAGTTATGCAAATAGAACACCAACCACCACTAATAGTGGTAGTGTAGTTGGTAACATTTTTTATAGTGATGGATTAATTGTCATAACTGATACTGGCTCATATTCTACCGTAGGAACTCTTGAAGGTAGTGACGGATTTACTGTTAATTTTAGAGCTAGTCAAACAATTTATGAAAGAGAATATACCTGTCCAGCTGGAGAAAATGAATTTCAATTTACTAATAATAAAAGTGCAAGAGTTGGTCGTAGTGGAAGTATAAGTATTCCAGCTTTTCCAATAACACAATATACAAATACAATTGATGATAATTTTATTTATGATGGTTTGGGTTATGCGACTGGTTCATTTGATTCAGTTGGTTATAATATGGGTACTGAATTTTTAGGTGTAACAACACATTCTGAATTTGCAACTTATGTAACTGCTATTGGTTTATATAATGACGAAAACGAATTATTAGCAGTAGGTAAACCAGCGATGCCTATTAAAAATGAAAAAGAACTATCTTTAACCTTTGTTGTGAGGTTTGACACGAACTAACAAAATATTTCTCTATATATATTATATTTATATATAAGGAATAAAATCAAAACCCTTTTTATTCTAAAAGGTTGCTTAACTTAAAACATAACGAGGAGATTTACATTGCGTAGATTTTTATTAAGCCTCTTGATGGTTATGAGTTTTGTATATTCACAAACACCCATCATAAGACTTATGCAGAGCAGAGAATATAAGACACCAAAGTTTTGGTGGAGAGACCAAGTTACTCATAGTTTGAGAACATACTTGGCTGATGACATTTCTAAACCAGCAGAAAATAATAATAACTTTGATGCTTGGAGAGATGATGTAATGACAGTTGCCGTTACACTTGATGATAACGGAGCAGACGTTAGTGCCTTTCGTTTAGACATTGTATTTGATAACGATATCTTTAGTTGGGCTGAAGATTCAACTCACGTACAAAAAGGTGCTCACATAACTGGCTGGACAGAAGGTGACAATGCAGGAAGTGGCCACCAATATTCTTATGAGGTAGTTCGTTATGCTGATGTAGGTTATACTGATGGTATAGCTAGTAATGGTAATGAAAAATCAGCTACTGATGCTAGATATGATTGGTTAAGAATAACAATGGTATCTCACAATGTAGCTACACACGAATTTGGTGGTGGTGATGGCGTACAAAAAGAATTATTAAAATTACATTTTAAAGTAGAAGATGTAGCAGATAACTTTCATCCAAGAGCATTTAGAGTAGCTACCGAATATGAAAACGATACAGGATATTATACCTATGTAACTGATGGAAATTATGCTGTAAACTATAAGGTTTATATAGATGGTAATTACGGAACAGAATCAACTAACTTAGATGGTGCTCGTGGTGATATTACATTACATCCAAAACTTGTTGATGTTGAGGGATACTACAGATACATTCAAGGTAAGGATAGAGCTATTGGAGCTGCTTGGAGTGCACCAGCAGAAAACACATATCCATATTGGAAAGTAAAATTTGAGTTAGATAGAAACGAAGCTAACTTTACTCCACGAATAACTAATTGGCATAACTTAGAAGTCATAGCAAACGATGCTAATGCAGCAGATGAGGATGGAAGTGATGATGTTATTGGAGACCATGCATCAACATTTAGATACAATAAAAAAGCACTTAACGGTAATACAGCCACAACTGGTGATGCAACTTTACCAGCTGAAGGATTTCTTGGAATATCTTATTATGACTCAACTTACACCGATGATAAAGGATATTATCAAATACAGTTACCAAGAAACAATAGGTATCGTGTTTCATTCTGGCCACCTGATGCTAGTGATGGTATAGAAACACACGACCACTTCGAAGTAGATAGAACTGCTATCACAAATGTAACCGATGCTATACTTTCATTTAATTTCCAATCTGGTAAACATCATAATTACAACGCAAATGACGTTGGTTGGAAATATAGTGGTACACGAATAGATACGTTGACTGCTCTTGAATATTTAATCGGTGATGTAGATGGTGATGATGACTTTTTCTTAAATGACACTTATATACTATGGTCTTACTCAGCAGGATTATTATCAAACTATACACACCACAATGGAGACACATACGAAGATTGGGCTTCAATAGAAAAATTTGAAGAGGGTGGTAGTGCATTAGACTACGGATATTATAATACAGTAAATGGTCAAACAAGATTAAACAAATATGAGTATACAATATATTGGGATGAGAACACAACCGCTAATACAAACAATGGTGGTGATAGAGCTTCTGGCGCACCAACAGAAAATGACGGAGAGTATTCACCAATAACCACAACAAGAGCTTTAGCTACTGCTCAAAAAGCATTAACCTTTGGTCAGATAGAAACTATAAACCCTTTGATGGATGACCACCAAACAGGATTGGATACACTCCATATAGTTCTTGGAAATGGATATTCATCTTGGGCGCCAAACAGAACCGACAACGATGATAATCCAGATTATCTTTTACCTGACGTAGGATACTATTTTACAGGTGACTTAAACACTACAGGTACAAAAGTAAAAGAAGTTGGAGATGATGGTAAGACTGGTAGAGGAACTGCTAATGATGGATACATTGATAATGAGGGTACTACATTTTATCGTTGGGGTGGGAGTCCACCAACAAGACACGCAAACAAAATTATGGCAACCAATGCAAGTGTAGATGTTGACGTTGTTCTTTCTTTACCTGCTGATTCTACAGTAAGAGTTCAATCAGGTAATCAGATAGAAATACCATTAACGATTACACCAAGTGAAGGAGTTCTTATTGCAGGATTTGAATTTGAGGTAGAATTTAAAGTAGATGAGTTAGACTTTATAGATATGAAGACAGACGTTCTGCCAGGCCCGTGGTTTACATATGTTAATCTTCACGAACCTGTAAATGGTTGGCAGAAAGTTTCTTTTGGTGGTATAGATTATTCACCAAGTAACTCACCTGAAACGTATCACATAGATAAACAGATTGACGGATTAAAACTATTATTTAAAGCAGACTTTCCTGATGCTGAATGGACAAGTGCTCCAATAAGATTTGTTGGTAAACACGCAGCTGGAACACCAAACGCTAGAGATTTATTAATGGATAGACAAGACGGTGAAGTATTGGTGTGGAATAAGTATTGGGCATTCGGTGGTGGAGAACCTGATGATAGAT